GCCTAGGCAGTAAATAAATTGGCTACTCAACAATGTTGACCCCAAGAAAGGAAAAGTAAAATGCCAGAATTAGAAAATGTTGAAAAAGTAAAAACTGCAGGATATATGAGCAGAAGTAGAACAACTAATCAAGATAGAATTAAAAAAGATGAAGAAGAACTAAAACAACTTATAGAAGAAAAAGGTGAAACTCCTGAAGAAAATACTAAAGAAGTTAAACCAGAAGTTGAACTTAGTGATGAAGAAAAGTCTTTTAAAACTCGTTATGGAGATGTAAGAAGACATCTAGCTGCTAAAGAAAAAGAATACAATGCCAAAATTGAAGAGTTAGAAAGTCAGTTAGGTGAAAAAGAAAAACTTGTTCCACCAACATCTGATGAAGAACTTTCTGCATGGGCAGAAAAATATCCAGATGTAGCAGGTATAGTGGAAACAATAGCTGACAAACGAGCAAAACAAATGTTTGACAAAGCTAATATTCAACTAGAAGAACTTAGTAAAGCAAAAGAAGAAGCAATTAGGAACAATGCTGAAAATCAAATTAGAGAAGCTCATCCAGACTTTGATCAACTTCGTGATTCAGATGAATTTCACGAATGGGTTGAAGAACAACCTTTGTGGGTTCAAAATGCTTTGTACGAAAATAAAGATGATGCTGCTTCGGTTGTACGTGTTCTTGACTTGTATAAGGTTGATTACGGACTTACAAAAAGCGATAGAAAAATTAAAACAAAAGCTGCTGCCTCGTTGGTAGATAAGGGTAATAAACCTAGTGTAGATGTTTTAAATCAATCAGGTAAAATTAGAGAATCTGATATTGCTAAAATGTCTGACAGAGAATACGAGAAACACGCAGAAAAGATAAGAGAAGCTCATATGTCTGGTAAAATAATATATGATGTTTCAGGAAATGCACGATAAAGACTTGACAAATAAGATTTTATCTGTATAACTACCCCTTAGACACAAAGCCTCTATTTAGACTACCTTTGTGTGTAAGTAATATGAAGACTAAACCAATAAAAGACTACCTATATAAGTATAGACCCATTGACTTTAAGACTCGCTATCTTAATGTTATATGCACTCTAAAAAGTATAGCCTCTTCTAAGATGTTTAGCTTTTAAATAAGCCAAGCAATAGGAGGATTTTATTATGGCTTTTACAACAGCAACAGGTTACGGTAATTTACCTAATGGTAATTTTTCACCAGTAATCTACTCCAAACAGGTACAGCTTGCATTTCGTAAAGCAACTGTTGTTGGAGATATAACTAACTCTGATTATTTTGGAGAAATTGCTAATCAAGGCGATACAGTCAGGATTATCAAAGAACCTGAAATATCAGTTAAAGCGTATGCCAGAGGTACTACGGTTACTGCTCAAGATTTAGATGATGAGGACTTTAATCTCGTTGTTGATAAATCAAACTACTATGCTTTTAAGATGGATGACATTGAAGAAGCACACAGTCATGTAAACTTTATGCAACTTGCTACTGATAGAGCTGCATACAGACTTGCTGATCAGTATGATCAAGAGGTTTTAGCTTATATGTCTGGTTACGCACAGTCTAGCTTACATAGCACAACTGCTACGGTTAATACAAGTGTTAATGGTGCTAAAGCCATTTCTACTGCAGATTCAGATGAATTATTAGCTTCTATGAAAATAGACGCTACTGACTTCAGTTTAAATGACGGTGGTGCTGCTAACGCAGGGGAAGCTATTCCAATTAAACCTAGATTACCCGGAGCAACATCAATTGCAACGACAGATGCTACTCCTTTACGTGTTATTGCACGTATGAGTAGACTTCTTGATCAACAGCAAGTTGATAAAGCAGATCGTTGGTTAGTCATTGATCCTGTATTCCATGAAGTTCTTATGGATGAAGACTCAAGATTAATGATTAATGATTATGCTGAAGGTCAGAATGCAGGTGGTGGAATTACGAATGGTCTACAGGTAACAAAACTTCACGGTTTTAATGTATACGTATCGTCTAACTTACCACAAGTAGGCTCTGGTCCTGCTCAATCAAGTTCAACACTACAGTCTACAAACTATGGTGTTCTTGTTGCAGGTCATGGTTCTGCTGTAGCAACTGCCGAACAGTTAAGTAAAACAGAAACATATCGTGATCCAGATTCATTTGCAGATATCGTAAGAGGTATGCACTTGTATGGTAGAAAGATACTTCGCCCAGAAGCTATCACTACAGCACGTTATGTAACTGCAGCTGGCATATAAGGGAGGATTGAATAATGGCTACAATTAGTACATTTAAAGTTGATGCTAGAGGTGTTGGAAATCCAAGTAGAAAACCTTATATGGTTCAAACTACTATAGATTTTGGACACGCTGATCTTGATGCTCTTTCTGCAGGTGATATTGTGGAAGCAATCACTATACCTACTGATACTTGTATTTTGTTTGCAGGTGCTGAGATGATTGAATCAGTTCAATCTGCTGCTGATGGTAATACTGTTAATTTAGGTGTAACAGATGTTGACCAGTATATAGCAGGAGCAGACATTGATGATGACTCTTCTATTCTGTCATCAGGTATAGGTTATCTTACACCTGCAGCAGAAGCAGGAGTTCCTTTCTTTGTAGGTGCAACTGCTGATACTCTTGATCTTGAACTTCAAGCAACATCAACTGCTCCTAATACAGGACAGATACGTATTTTTGCAATACTTATGGATGTAAGTCCAATAGGTGATGAAAGTACTGTTCATTTTGCAGCAGATGGTGCAGCAGAAGTAGATAGAGATCTACTTGCTTAATATAAGCATATGATTAGGGAGGGCAGGGAAACTTGCCCTTTCTTTCACCATAACAGTAAAAATAGCCAGAAAGGTTTAATATGGCTACAAATTTTTTACAGCTTACAAATGAGTTATTAAGAAGACTTAATGAAGTAGCTTTAACAACAGATAACTTTTCTACAGCAAAGAATGTTCAAGCTTTAGCAAAAGATTCTATTAACAATTCAATACGTGAGATACTTCAAGACGGTCATCAATTTCCATTTTTAAAAGTTGCACAATCCCAGACACTAACGGCAGGTACAGGAACTTATGATTTTCCTTCAGATATGTCTACAGTGGATTGGGATACTTTTTATTTACAAAAGCTTACTTCAGAATCTAATACAGCTAAATCTTTACCTGTAATATCTTTTGATTTTTACACTCAAAAATATAGAGGTATAGAAGATGCTGCAGGAGAAGGAGGTAGGTCAGCACCTAATATTGTTTATCAAACTTCAGAAGAAAAATTTGGTGTAACACCTATACCAAATGCCGCTTATGTTGTAGATTATGTTTATTACAAGTTTCCTAACCCATTAGGAAAAAATGCAATTACAGGTGTTGCTACAGATGGTACTGATAGTACATACGATACTCCTATCATACCTGAAAGATTTAATTACATCATTATTGATGGTGCTATGGTATACATGATGAGATTTAGATCAAACGAACAAAGTGCTCAAATTCATCAGGGTAAGTTTATTCAAGGTATGAAAACTATGAGGAGAATCTTACTTGATGATGCATTGTTTGTAAACTCTACAACAATTGCAAGACCTAAATTTTCAACACATATGTTAAGTGTTAGCAGTGGTTCTTAAATGGTAGATAGTGTACAAACTTTTAGAGCAGTTTGTGTAGGTGGTTTAAACACATCTAATAATGTTTTGTCTCAAGGTGCTGATCAACCCGGAAGTGCTACAGATTTATTAAACTATGAACCTGCACTAGAAGGTGGTTACAGAAGATTGAGTGGTTTTAGTCACTCATATGGAACAGTAACAGGCACAGGTTCAGTTTTAGGTGTTGCTGTTGCTAATGGAATACAGCAAGGTTTACTAGCAATGAGGAAACCTTCTTCAGGCAACAACTATTTACATTATTGGAATTACTACTATCAATTTAATGTTGCCTCTGATGCTAATTTAACAGTCGGTGAAACAATCACAGAAAGAACAAGTGCAGGTGATTCATCTACAGAAACATCTGTTACTGGAACATTAGTATCAAAAAATTCAAATACTATTGTAGTTAATTTTGGAAAACTTCCCTCTTCTGTATTTACAAATGGTAATGCTATATCAGATGATGGTTTTAGTACAAGCACTACATTAAGTTCTGTTCCTGCTGTTATTGGTTGGGTAGAAGTTACTTGTGATGTAATAGCTAATGATAGAGATGGTGTATCTGCTTCTGCTTCCATATCTGCAGGTAATAATGCTGTAATAGGTGGAGCTTTAGCTGATGGGGGAGCAGTTAATTTTGTTACAGCTGCTTCAGAACAACCTAGACAAGTTACAATTTTTGGATCTGGAAATGAAACAGGTAGAACTTTTACTATTACTGGAACAGATAATTTAGATTTAGCAAAAGTTGAAGCTATAGCAGGACCAAATAACACTACTGTTTCTACTTCAGGATATTTTAAAACTGTTACTAGTGTGTCTGTTAGTATACCTACTCAAGTTATAGTTAAAGCAGGTGGTGATGAATCAAGCAGAAAATTTACTGTAACTGGAACAGATTCTGAAGATGCTACACTTGAAGAAGTAATTGATGGTCCTAATGCTTCAACCACAACTGGAACTGAATTATTTAAAACTATCACTCAAATATCTGTTGATGATGCAACTGCAGGAGCTATAGAAGTAGGTACATCTTCAGATGATAATGGAATATGTGCATCACAAACTCCGGGAAGTGCAAGTAATTTAACTATTAACGGTGCTTTAGCTTCTACAGGAACAGTAAGTTTTGCTGCAGCGACTGCAGGAGCAATAGAAGTAGGTTCAGGAACTGGTCAATTTAGACAGTCTAATCCTGTAATGACAGGTGTTACTAAAGTTAGAACTTCTATACTGGACTTTGGTGTAAAAAAATTAGTATTAACAGACGGTATTAATCCTGCAGCACTCTATGATGAGACTGATGGTTATGTTCAAATAACAGATGCTAATGCTCCAACAGATCCTAAATTTTCTGAAATTTATGCAGAGCATTTATTTTTAGCAGGAGATCCTTTAAAGCCACAAGAATTATTTTTTAGTTCTCAAACTAGTGAAACAGAATTTAGACCTGCATTAGGAGCAGGTGTTTTTAATGTAGGTTTTGATATTGTTGCTTTAAAAGTTTTTCGTAATATTTTATACATATTTGGAACAAATGCAATTAAAAGACTAGTAGGTAGTGATTCTACAAATTTTGAACTTGAAAATGTAACAAACAATTTAGGTTGTTTAGCTACAGATAGTGTTGTAGAAATAGGTGGAGATTTAATATTTTTAGCACCAGATGGTATAAGACCTATTGGTGGTACTAATAAAATTGGTGATGTTAATCTAGAAACTGTTTCTAAAAAAATACATACAACTGTTCAAAATTTAATAACTACAGAAGATTTATCTACACTATCTTCTGTCCTTATTAGGTCAAAGTCTCAGTTCAGATATTTATTTTCTTCATCAGGTTCTGATGGTTTGTTAGGAGCACTAAGAGAAAGCGGCTCTGGATATGGTTTTGAATTTAGTTCAATTAATGGTATAAATGCCACTTGTGCTGATAGTGGATATATAGGAACAGAAGAAATTGTTGTGCATGGAGATAGTAGTGGAAAAGTTTATGCACAAGAAAGTGGAACATCTTTTGATAATACAAATATTGTTAGTGTATATCAAACACCTTTTGTATATTTTCAAGATCCAAGACAAAGAAAGTTTTTTTATGAGCTAGCAGCTTATTTAAGATCTGAGGGTGAAAACTCTTTAACAGTTTCTGTTGTTTATGATTTTGGAGATGTTAATACACTTGACCCTGAAAACATAGGA